CCGTGGCAGGAGCTCATGCTTGAAGATATCATGGCAGTCAATGAAGATGGACTGTGGGTGCACATGAAGTACGGCTGGTCTATCCCAAGACGAAACGGCAAGTCGGAAATACTCATAATGAAAGCTATGTGGTCTGTAACACATGGCCGCAGAGTGCTGTACACCGCACACAGAACAACTACCTCTCATAATGCCTGGGAAAAAGTCATTGAACGGCTTACAAAAGCAGGATATATTGAAGGTGAAGACTTCAAGACACTGAAACAGTTCGGTCTGGAACGTATTGAATGGCTTACAGGGGATGGAGTAATAAACTTCCGAACACGCTCAAGCAAGGGTGGTCTGGGTGAAGGTTATGATGATCTTATCATCGATGAGGCACAGGAGTATACCTCCGATCAGGAAAGTGCTCTCAAATATGTTGTCACCGACAGCAAGAATCCGCAGACACTTATGTGCGGTACTCCGCCGACGGTAGTATCTTCGGGTACTGTATTTCTTACATACCGCAAGGAAGTACTCAGCGGCAATACAGAAGACTGTGGATGGGCTGAATGGTCCGTGCCGGATCTTACCGATGCTCATGATCCGGAACTATGGTATGAAACAAACCCTTCACTGGGATATATTCTTTCTGAGCGTACAATTCGTTCAGAACTTGGTGATGATCAGGTCGATGATAATATACAGCGTCTTGGTTTATGGCTGCGGTACAATCAGAAATCAGCTATTACAAAAGAAGAATGGCTTGAATACAAGCTTGATGCTGTTCCGGAACTTGTTGAAAATGCAAAGCTGTATTTCGGAGTCAAATATTCAAAGATTGGCAGTGTTTCACTTGCTGTGGCAGTAAAAACCACTGACGGTAATATCTTTATGGAGGCTGTTGATTGCCGTCCTATAAGAGAAGGTAATGCATGGATAATAGATTATCTCAGAACAGGCAGTGCAGATACTGTTGCCATTGATGGTGCAGGTAATCAGACCATTCTTACTGATGATATGAAAAATGCAGAGGTGAGATGCAAGTCTGTATTGCCGAAAGTTTCGGAAGTTGTTGCAGCGAATGCACTTTTTGAACAGAAACTGTTTGAAGGGCAGCTGAGACACATGGGACAACCGGCACTTACACAGGCAGCAGCAAATTCAGAACATAGAGCGATAGGCTCAGGCGGAGGATACGGATATACATCAATTCTCGAAGGCGCAGATATTTCTCTGCTTGAATCCGTTTCACTGGCGGTATGGCTTTGTTCAAACGCTAAGGAACGGAAAAAACAAGAAATTACATATTAACCCGACTACGGGGGAAAAGGTAGGAATTTGTCATGTCAGAAGAATTTAAGGCAATTGAAACACAGGAGGCGTTCGACGCTGCTATAAAATCACGTCTTGAGCGCAATACAAGAACAGTGACTGAAGAAGTCACAAAGAAATATGAAGGCTATATATCACCTGATGAAGCTAAAAAGGCAACTGATCAGATAGAAGCTCTTACAAAGGAACTTGAAACAGGCAAAGCAACAATTGCAGATCTAACCGCAAAGAACAGTGCATACGAGATCAGCTCGGTTAAAATGAAAATAGCACATGAATTTGGTTTGCCTTCTGAACTTGCTGAACGTATCAATGGCAAAGATGAAGAAGAAATGAGAAAAGATGCAGAATCCCTTGCGTCATATATCAAACCATCTCATCAGCTGAGACCACGTTCGACAGAGGGAGGAGATCAGCTTTCGGGAGTAGAAGCAGCCTTCTACAAAAAGAATCCTAATCTCAGAAAGGGGTAAATATTAATGGCACATACATTACAGGAAAGATATTCAGATCTTGTTCTCGCAAAGATGCGTGACGAGCTGGTCCTTAAAGACGGATTTGTTTTTAATAACGATTATGAAGGTGATCCCAAAGCAGGGGCAGTAAAGATTCCGCAGCGTGATACAGAAGTTGCTGTTAGCGATTATGACAAGGCAAATGGAGTCACTGCTTCATCAGGCTCAACTGCATATGTTACACTGCCGATCACCAAGGATAAAGCAGTTAATGAAATTATCGACGGCCATGATGCAGAGAGTGTCCCTGATGATCTGGTTGCTGATCGTCTTGACAGTGCAGGTTATTCACTTGCAGTGCAGGTTGATTCTGACGGCGCTTCAAAGCTGCTCTCTGAAGGTACAGTAACAAATATTGGTTCACTTACAACTGCAAACATCTACAACGCAATTGTAGACATCAGAACAGCAATGTCAAAGGCAAAGGTGCCGAATGATGGCAAGCGCTATCTGCTTGTTACACCTGATACTATGGCACTACTGCTAAAGTGTCCGGAATTTATAAGCGCTTCTTCTCTCGGCGATGGGGTAAAAGTCAATGGTGTTATAGGTAGAATCGCAGGATTCCTTGTCGCAGAATGGAATGATAATACAGCAAATCTTGCAATGATCGCAGGTCATCCACGCTTTGCAACACGTGTTATGGAATGGGATGTTCCAATTCATATTCAGGATCTTAGCGGTTCGGGTAAGTATATCGGAGCAAGTGCAGTGCAGGGCCGTAACATATACGATCATAAGGTCCTCAGAAGTGTTGCAATACGCTGCGTTTATTCTCCCGGTTCTCTTACTGCGTCTCTGGCGCCTGCCGAAGGTTCAGGAAGTTCCGGTAAGACTGTTGTAACCGTAACAGCAGGAAATACAGGTACAACCTACGCATATAAGCTTAATCCAACTGCAAGAGCAACATTCGACGAAACATCAACTGCATATGATGGTACTTCTCTTACATCGGGCACAACAGCTATTGCAGTATCAGCAGGTGATGTGATCGAAGTGGTCAATATAAGTTCTTCAAAGGTTAAGGCTGTAACTTATCTTACAGTCACTGCTGCTGATATAGCAGAATAATAAACATGGGTGCAAATTACGCAGTAGTGAGCGATATAATTGCTCTTGGTGTAAGCCTTACACCACAGCAGCAGAACTCAGCGGAAATCCTTATAACGCAAGCTTCTGCTAAGTTGCGTCTCACTGCAAAGAAATACAATAAGGATTTGGATGAACTTATTTCGGTTGACCCTGATTATGGCGAAGCAATAAAAAGCGTCATTGTCCAGTCAGTAATAAGAGCTTTAAATAGTTTATCCGATGCTGAACCTGCACTTTCTCAAGGTTCAGAAACTAATGGAAACTATAGTATTTCGATGACTTATCTCAATGCAGGACAGTCACTATATTTTCTCAGAAACGAGCTTAAAGAGCTTGGATTTATGAGGCAGACCTATGGAGCTGTTGAGATGTATGATTTATCGGAGGGATAATATCATGTTTACAAATAGACCTGGATGCACTATATATGAAAAAACAACAATAAACAGAGCACCTGCATTCATTCGGCATATCACAGGTCCTATTTACTGGGAACCTTCCATAGGCATAACAGTTTCCAAAGGTGAAACAGACGGTAAGGACAGAGCGGAACAGAACAGTATTTTTGTTTCTGTCCCTTCGGCATCTGTTACTTACCTGCCTAAAACCGATGACAGGATAGTAGGTGAGATAATTAATGATGAATCACCGCCTGTTACTGCACATACAGTTATGAACGTAAAGGATCTGCGCTACGGTTCACCGAAAGTACAGCATATAGAAATTACAGCGAGGTGATATTATGCTGCAATTCAAAGGTTTGCATCTTGCAACTGATTTTTATAATAAATACAATAAAAAATTTGAGGAAGCACAGGAATGTATAGATAATGAAACGATAAAAAATCTTGAGAACTATACGCCTATTGCTATGAAACGATTTAAAAATCGTGGAAAAATGAGCAAATCACATAAATCAGAAAGTCCAGGTGTTATAATCAATACTGAGCCCAAAGCAAGGAGAGAATATTATACCAACAAAGGATTATCAGATCCTGAACGTGGCAAATTCTGGCTTGAGAGAATGAAAGCTGACCATAAAAATGAAATCCTGAGAAAAGCAAAGGAGAAATTCACATGAAAACAATTACCGAAAGCATCAGAGATTACATAATGAATTATCCTGAGCTGAAGGAAGGCTGTTTGCTTGTTGACTTTCTTGGAGATAAGGCAGTTGAATATACAATTGAGCCTGTTCCATGTGATCCTGTTGTACAGAAATATGTTGATGGTGGCTGTATAAAGCAGTTCCTGTTTATTTTTGCAAGCCGAGAATACTACAGTGAGGATGTTAATCTTTGCCTTGATAATCTCGGCTTTTATGAACAGTTCGAGGAGTGGATAAAAAATTTGAATGATGAAGGTGTCCTTCCCGAACTTGATGGGGAACGTGTGCCTGTAAGTATAGAAGTATTGACTAAAGGCTACGCTTTTTCCGCAGAGGCAGATACTGCGAGGTATCAGATACAATTACGTCTATTATATGAGGAGGAATAACCATGCCAAACCCAACGATCGTTCAGCGTCATAAAATCGTTGCATTTTATGGCGTAACATCAAATAATACGGTAACTTATTATCGTATGAAAAAATTCACACAGCTTGCAAAGTCTCAGAATCCTATTGAGTACGGCAGGCAGTATGTTGATGAACCGTTTGCTGTTACCGATGTAGTTGGATATAATCCATCTATTGCTTATGCATTTGATAAACACAGAAATTTACCTATTCAGCAGGATATTGTTGATATTACAAATGGTGAATTACTTGGTGATGATGCTGTAAGACCTATTATAATCGTTGATACAGAAACAAATGAAGCATACAAGCGTGATTTCGCTGTTATACCAAACAATGAAGGTGATAATGTCAACGTATACACTTACTCAGGAACATTCAAGTGTAAGGGTGAACTTGTTAAAGGTACTGCATCCACAAGTGACGATTATCAGACGATCACTTTTACAGAGGACACATGATAACTTAAAATCCCGGTGAGAATAATCACCGGGATTTTTAATGAAAGGAATGAGCCTATGAGCCTTAAAGTATGGGAAATTAACGGGTTGAAACTTGAACTTGATTTATCAGATGCCGATATCATGGAAAGATATGAAAATGCATTTGAAATCATGACAGCTGATGAGAAAGCTATTCCAAAAGATGGAAAAGCTTCCGTACAGATTCGTTCAGCTTGTGAAATGTTCAGAAAACTATTTGATAATTTATTTGGTAGCGGCACAGCTGATAAGATTTTCAGTGATGTTCCGACAGCGTTGTCTAAATATGAAGAAATATATATGTCATTTCTTGACTTTGTACAGTCTCAGATAACAGAAGGAGTAAAGAAAAGGAATGAAATGATAACAAAATATATTCCTAATCGTCAGGACAGACGTGCAAAAAAATGATGAATCCCATATATGAGTCATTCCCTGAATCAGTAAGAATTGCCGGCATTGATTATCCAGTGATTACAGATTTCAGAGAATGGCTTAAATTTTCTGATATGATTCATGACAAATCAATTCAACAGAAAGAAAAGCTGAAATTGTTGTTAATGTGGTTCAGCGATGAAACACCTCAGGTCCTCGACATTGAAGCTGTTGAGGCCCTTTTTTCTTTTTATGAAGCAGTTCAGCTTGAACCTGATTCAATTGAAGAAGAGGAAGATGAAACGGTGGGCGAAGATGAAGAAGTATTGAAACCTCCTATTTTTGATTGGAGGATCGATGCAAGGTTTATTATCGGGGATTTCCGCAGATATTACGGAATTGATCTGATTAATATCGAGTATCTTCATTGGTGGCACTTTCGCTGCCTTTTTTCTGCGCTTCCTGATGATTCAATGTGTCAGAAACGAATGGCATATCGTTCTGTTAATATCGGCAGCATAAAAGATGCAAGAGAACGAAATCGGATCGCTCGGATCCAGAGAAGCATTGCCATTCCATATGAATGTAATGAAGATATTATTGCAGATGCTTTTGGAGGCCTTATGATATGAAAATTATAAAACCACCATTGCAGAAAAGCTGGGCCAGATGCCCGTATTGCAATTCAAAGACCATTCTCTATGATAATACAGCTAACTGTAAAGGTATCTTTGTTAAATGTACCAGAGGATGTAAAAAGGTATTTGAACTTATTGTTATAGATGGGATACAATGCAAATGAGCCTATGAGCCTGCATGATTCTTTATTTTACAGAAAAGGAGGTAATCGTGTATGGCTTTTGACGGAACATTGAAATTTGATACAAAAATTGATGAAAGCGGCTTCACTTCTGGAATTGAAAAATTAGGTTCTTTAGCCAAAGAAGGCATGAAGGTGGTTGCTAAAGCTGTGTCAGCTGCAACAACTGCTGTTGCTGGACTTGGTGGCTATGCAATAAATGTCGGAGAAGGTTTTGAAAAAAGTATGTCTCAGGTAATTGCTACAATGGGAATTACCAAAGAGACGATACAAGATGGTGTAAACAGCTATGAACTGCTTAAAGAGGCAGCTGCTGCCGCAGGCGAATCTACTACATTTTCAGCTTCGGAGGCAGCTGATGCACTTAATTATCTTGCTCTTGCAGGATATGATGCTGCAAAGGCAGCTCAGGCTTTGCCTTCTGTTCTCGATCTTGCAGCAGCAGGTGGAATGGACCTTGCATATGCCTCTGATCTTGCTACAGATGCTATGGCTGCACTTGGAATTGAAGCTACAAGTGAGAATCTCACACGTTTCGGCGATGAGATGGCCAAGACTGCCAGCAAGGCAAATACTTCCGTTTCACAGCTCGGTGAAGCAATACTCACAGTCGGCGGTACTGCAAAATCACTCGCAGGCGGAACATCTGAACTCAACGCTGCTCTCGGTGTACTTGCGAACAGAGGCATAAAAGGCAGTGAGGGTGGCACCGCTTTGAGAAATATGATACTTGCCCTTTCAGCTCCTACTGATAAAGCAGCGGTAACACTGAAAGGTCTTGGGGTAGAAGCTTTTGATGCAGAAGGAAATCTCAGACCGCTGAATGATACCTTCAAAGATATGGATAGCGCACTTGCAGATATGAGCGAAGGTGAGAAGACACAAGTACTTAATGAGATATTCAATAAGGTTGATCTTAAATCTGCTCAGGCAATGTTGGCAGGGTGCGGTGAAGAGTTTGATGCTCTCACTTCTGCACTTGCAGCTTGTGACGGTGCTATGGCAGACATGGCGCATACCATGAATGATACGCTGGAAGGCGACATCAAGTCATTGCAGTCTAAAGCTGAAGCCTTCGGAATTGCAATTTATGAGGATTTGAATGCACCTCTAAGAGAACTTGTACAGCTTGGCGGTAATTATGTTTCTCAGCTTACAGCCGCTTTTAAAGAAGGAAGTTTTGAAGGACTGGCAGATAAATTAGGAGATGTTCTCGGTCAAGCTGTTACAAAAATAGCTGAGTATATTCCCACGATAGCTCAGATGGGGACTTCGGTCTTAACTAAATTTGTTGACGGAATAATTGAAAATATCAATATAGTATCAGATGCGGCAACTCGAATCGTAATTTCACTTGTTGATACAGTTGTACAAATAATACCTCAGTTTTACATTGCAGGCACTGAGATACTAGGAACTCTGGCTCAGGGACTCGCCTCAGCTGTACCCCAGCTGCTGAGTTCCGCAGTAAAAGGAATAAAAAACCTTATAATTGGTATAAATGATAATTTACCTTTGATCATTGAGGCAGGCGTTCAGATAATAGAAGCATTTACAGATACCATATCTGATAATTTAGGTGGACTTGTGATTGTAGCTTTTGAAGCCGTTCAGCTTGTGGCAAATGCATTGATAGAAAATGCACCTAAATTATTGAACGCAGCTTTGACAATTATACATTCAGTAGCAGTAACGATTCTCGATAGTATCCCTATGATTATAGAGATTGCTGTTCAACTTACAGAAAGCATTATCGATTTTCTGATTGACAGTATTCCTGTATTTCTTGATGCAGCTGTGCAACTCTTTATGAGCCTTGTTAATGCATTACCTCAGATAATATCAGCTTTGTACAAGGAACTTCCGAAACTGCTTGATGCGGTTCTGAAAATGTTCCCTCAGATTGTAAATGCTATAGCTCAGGCAATGCCGGCAATTATCAGTGCAGTTACGGGGGCTTTCCCAATAATAATTGATGCTGTTACACTTGCACTGCCTGATATGATAGAAAGTTTCATTGATGCGTTGTTTTCATCGAGTGATCAGTTGCTTGAAGCGTCAATACAGTTGTTCTATGCTCTGGTTGATTCACTTCCTATTATTCTTGAAGCACTAATTGAGCAGCTTCCGCTTATTATCACTGCTGTTATTACCGTACTTAGTGAAGCTGCTCCTGAGCTCGCAGAAGCGTCGCTGTCTCTTTTTATGGAGATAGTTAAGGCAATACCGCTTATCATTACAGAAGTAACCAAAGGTATTGCTCAGCTTGGTACGTCAGCGGCTGAGAGTATCGGAAAAATATTCAGTGATGGCTTAAAAATAATACTTGAGTGGTTAGGGAATACACTAAAAACTGCAAAACAGGGAGCCGCTGATATAGTCAGAGGTGTTATGGAGTTCCTTAATGAACTGCCGGGGATGATAGGTGAAATGCTTGGCAAGGCTCTCGGAACGATATCAAAATGGTGTATCGAGGCACCTGATAAAGTAAAAGACGCAGCGAGACGTTTCATTGAAAATGTAAAAATCTTCTTCTCACAGCTTCCTGACAATGTCGGGGATTTTCTTGACAAAGTAATCAGCAAAGTAACGGAATGGGCAAAGAAGCTTACAGAAAAAGGCAGAAATGCTGCTAAAGACCTTGTAAATACCATTACTGACGGCATATCTTCCCTTCCGCAGAGAATGTCAGATGCTGGGCGAGATCTTGTTCACGGACTCTGGAACGGAATCACAGGGGCAGGTGCATGGCTGAGAGACAGAATATCTGACTTTGGACAGGGGATAATAGACGGTTTCAAATCGGCTTTCGGTATTCATTCTCCGTCTACAGTAATGCGTGACAGTGTCGGAAAGCATATTGCTGAAGGTGTGGGTGTAGGCTTTATGTCAGCCCTTCCCAAGCTTGGCGAACAGGCTAAGGATGCTTTAACAGAAAGCTTGAAGATGTCTCATGCTGAAATAGGACTTGATTTAGCTGAAAGTCAGATCAATATTGAGGATATTCCCGAGGTTAATGGTGAAATTGATATATCAGATATTCCTGAGGAACCCGAACCTATAACAACAGAAGATC